GTCGAATCCAGCATCGGTGACTAGCTCCTGTGCAACCTGCACTAGAGCACCATACTTCTCAGCACCAAGGGTGATGGATGAGAATGTTGGGTTGCTCTCAGAGATGGTTCCTGCTGCTGCAACTGATCCTGATGTTGAAGTCGCTGTGACTGTCGGGATGACCAAGTTCTCTCCGCTGGAAGTGTTGAACACTTCAGAGGTAGTAAGAATCGGACCGACTAATTGGGCAATTTCGAAAACACGATCAAAAAATGACTGACCCACAGTATTCGAGCTTGGTACTAGAGTGCGGTTCTCACGCATGAACTCGTGTCCACGAGTTTCACCCATAGCGATTGAGCGTAGGATGTCTGCATCGCTGTTAGCTGGTGCGTAAGTTGCTGGTGCGAATGAAGCGGATGCCTCGGCTGCACGAGCTTCGCGATCTGCGATTGAACGAGCAGTTGAGATAGCGGTGTCGGCTGAGTCGATGTCAGCTTCGATACGAGCAATCTTCTGGTTTTCTTCTGCGGATAGGCCACGCTTCTCAGCCTCAGCAATGTCAAGAACTTCTCTTGCCTGTGCGATGAGGTTGTTGCGAGCATCCATTTGTGACTTGATAAAGTCAGACATGATTCTCCTGTTTGTTAGTTGATTAGGGTTTCCTGCGGTGCTGACACTCAACAGACACAGCGGTGCTTACACTCAACTGCTATTCACAAGTTTACAAGCACAAAAAAACCCCAGCTCAGGAAGGGGGCCGAGCTGGGGCTAAAAACTCTTTAGCGAGTTTCTTTTGGACTGGTGACCCTAACTTCTTTGGCTGGGTTCACCGAGTTCTTGTTGTCTAGTTCCCAGACTGCCTGGGCTAGATCCTCAGCAATTTCTGCGACTACACCGGCTGAAGGGTTGCCAGCGGTTGCAAGGATAGCTGCTTTGATTTCATCTTTGGTTGCCATGATTAGATCCTTTTGAGTAGTAGGTCAAACTGCTTTTTCTTTAGGTCTAGCAAGTCAAGGCCGTTGTCTGCAACATCTTCTGCTTCTGGCTGTGCCTTTAGTTTGCCAACAACATCGGTGATTAGAGTTGCCTGAGCCTCATCCAGGTCATCGCCGGACTCTAGCCTTAGCAGTGCATCGGCAAGCTTGTCTGGGTCAATCGCCTGGTCGGTAGATCTAACAGTCGCGGTGGTAGCAGGATAGGCAGCAAAGGATACGATGCTTGCCTCGAACAATCTGACTGATTCCAAGGTTCTTGTTTTCCCATCTGCCGACCATGAGTCCTTGATGACATTGAAGCCAAAGCTCATGGAGTCTATAACTTTAGTCCTAAGTAGCTCGGCAACATCTCTGCCTCGGGTTGTGTTGGGAAGTTGTGCTGTGACCTTTAGGCCTCGCTCATCCTCGACAAGTTGCATAGTGCCACCGCGAAGTGATGCAAGTGGCTCACCTGCGTCATGGTTCCAGAGAAGCTTTACCTCGTTGCGAGATTGTAGGGAACGCCTAAAAGCACCTGGGGCAACATACTCGATGAAGCCACCTAGATCCTCAGAAGGGCTGTTGAATACTGAGGCGTAGCCAGTAAAGCTCATACCATCGCCCTCAGCCCTGACCTCAAAGTCAACGTTGTTAGTTCTGACCTCTGGCTGTTTAGCCTGTGGGCCGTCAATCTTTAGGGCAATCGCTCTCGCGACATCTAGCCACTTGTTTTTATTAGTCATCCTGGTAGTTTCCTCTGCTCTGATTCTAGCAACAACCGAATCAGCGTAGTCTTTTGTGCGTTGTGCAGCTCTCTTAGATGGACCTGATCCCCAAAGCAAGTGAGCAACAACACCGGCTGATGGGTAGTTGTCTGAGTTCGGGTTGGCATCTGGGCTGTCTAGGTCAACAAGGTGTCGAGCAATCCAAGCAGCAATCCTTATCCACTTGTCATCGCTGACTGTGCCTTCTGCCATAGCTCGGGCCTCGCGGATAGTGCCAGGTGTGACACCATCGCCAGCTAGACCTTGCTCGTAATACTCAAGGCCTCGGCGAGCTGCTGCTCTCATGTAAGCAGGGGCATCTTGGTTTATAGCCCTAATCTCACCCATGTTGTCATCTTCATCATCATCGTTATCTTCATCTGGTTCCCAAGCGTTGCAGTAGAAGCCACCATCAACAAAGTCATCCCAACGCTCACACCAAGCTTTATCGCCAGCCTCGTTGATTCTTTCCTCATTGAAGAAGAAGCAGTTGCCACAAGCTCTGCCCTGTGGGACATCCTCGGCTAGGGCTGGTCTGTAGTTCTCAGGCAGTTCTCTTGTTGCTCTTAGTTCTGCAATCTTGTTTAGGGTAGAGAACTTGTGACCGACTAGCACATCGGTTGGGTTCCAGCCATCCTCACCCTCGCGGTAGATCCTGATAAGTGCAGCAGGGTCATCTGCTGTGCCGGTGATTGTGAAGCTAGAGTCTGGGACATTTATCTCGCCATCTCTAACAATTCTGGTGATGCGACCCTGAGCAACATTGTCACCTGAGCCCCATCTGACAAAATCACCAACACTTAGCTCATCTGGCTCTGCCCTAAGTTCGCCACCTGGCTCGATCTCCTCAGCGATTGACAAAGCTACCATCTGATCTATGGCATCCTGTTTGGTTGGCTGGCAAGTGATAACAACGCCATCCTCTTTTACAACTGCCCACTCAGGGCAATCGGTCTGGTCAGAGATGAAGTAGGGCATTAGGCAAGCCTCGCATTTACTGTTATGGACCCACCGAGTGCGACAGCGGTTCCGTTGATTGTGATGGTTGTTTGTGATAGAGAAACTGTTTGAGTGCCAGAGTCATAAGCCAATGGTGCGGTTGCAGCAATTACACCTGTGGCTCCTGTGTTGCCAGTATCGCCTTTTGCTCCAGTGGCACCAGTGGCACCAGTTTCACCGACTGGACCCTGTGGGCCAGTTGCACCAGTGGCTCCTGTTGCACCCTGAATACCCTGAATACCTTGTTCTCCCTGTGGGCCAGTTGGTCCTGTTGGTCCTGTTGGGCCTGTAGGTCCAGTTGGGCCAACAGCTCCAACTCTTACCATTACAAGAATGACCTCATGGTTATTGGCAAAGTTTGTTGTGCCAGTTCCACCTGATGAATCAAGCGAAACTGCAAAGGTGTCATAAGTAGAAAAGCTTGTGTGGTTGCTAGTCAAAAGCCACTTTTGGAAGTTGGCTGAGTTATTAGCGTCTTGAATGATTACATAATCACCCTGATTTAGAAGGTGCAAAAGCAAGTTGACATCATCGTTGCCTACGTCAAGATGGCTAATGTTTATCTGTGTTGCACTTGTCTGAGTAGCGTTGTTGTAAATAATGTGTGTCGAGCCAGGATCACCAGAAGTGCTTGTGGTCTTTATCTTGTAGTTGACAAAACTCGATGACTGACCTGGTACACCTTGTATTCCTTGAGCTCCAGTTTCACCTGTGTCACCTTTTACACCTTGGATTCCTTGCGGTCCTGTTGGGCCTTGTGGACCTGTCGGGCCTTGAGCACCAGTAGCACCAGTTGCACCAGTCGAACCAGTCGAGCCAGTAGGACCAATCTCGCCGGTATCACCCTTATCACCTTTAGGCCCAGTTGCTCCTGTCGAGCCAGTGGCACCCTGAGGTCCGGTATCGCCTGTGTCGCCTTTGTCGCCTTTTGCACCTTGAGCACCTGTGTTTCCGGTATCTCCCTTTAGGCCTTGGATTCCTTGTATGCCTTGCAACCCTCTTGGCAATACAAAGTTGATTGTTTGATCTGGAGATGTGCCAGTAATTGTGACAACAGCGGTGTCATCCGCTGCCTTAGTGACTGTGCCAACAGTTAGAGTGTTGGCTGGTCCTGCTACACCTTGAATACCTTGTGGGCCAGCGTTGCCTAGATCGAGCGTTGTAAAGGTTTCAGTCACATTGACAGCAGCGTTGGTTTCATCAACCTCGATGCTTGTGCTGGTTTCAGTTAGTTCCAGTGTGACTTGGGACATTACCTAGTGACCTCAGCTTGGATAGCGAACGATCCCTGAATAAGTCTTGTCACCTGACCGCCAGAGTTTAGTTCAAGGTCATAAACATAGTTGCCAGCGATAGCAGAGCCCATTGTGTTGGCTGATACAGCAACAGCGATTGTGCCAGCAGTTCCACCAAGGGTTATGCCTGAGCCGTTTGTCAAACTGAGGATTGTTGCACTAGCGTTGGCGTTTTCTCTTACCTGCATTGCAGCGGTGTAGCCAGTTAGGTTTACTGCTGTGCCAGCGATTTTCCAAGTCATGTTTAGGTCATAAGTTGCACCCTGGTAAGCGGTGATGTTGTAAGTTGCTGGGTTTATCATTACTTGACCTCGTAAGCGGCTTCTGGGTCCTCTGGGTTGATTTGTGCGATTCCTTGTAGCTGCACTGTTGGGACTCCTGTGTGTTGGATAGCAGGTAGGCCCATGACCGATAGCACATCGGCTGGGTCGAATCCTGAGTTGACTAGCTTCTGAGCCATGCCGACTCGCTTGTCTGTCGCGACTAGCTCGGCTGCGTCAATGTTCACATTGGCTAGTGGGACTCGGATAATCTCGCCACCTGCAACCGGTGGTAGATCCTCAAGTCTGCGGATGTCGTTGATGGTTAGGTATCCAGCTTGCAGTCCTGTTGAGTAAGCCGAGAATTTTCTACTGTGGTCTGGACAAACTTAGCTCCACCCGATAGCACTCCGGTCTTGTGGGCTTTTCTGAATCCCTTGTGTCTTGCATCGAAGCCGTCAACAAGGTTCTTAGCTTGCTCTGGTGTTAGGTTGCCAGGGAACTCGATGATGCCGTTGGTGCTTGCACCTTGACCAAAGAATCTAGCAGCGTAGGACTCAAGTGCGATAGCAAGTCCAAAGTTATCCTTGAGTGCAGTCACGCGCGAGATACCGCGAATCTCACCTGGGCGAACTAGGTCAGGGATGTGGATAATCTCATCTTTAGTAAGTGGCTTGCCTTCACCCTCGTAGGTGTAGATAACTGAGCCAATCTTGTCTTTGCGAATCTCTACCTTGGCTGGGTTTAGCACTGTCATGTTTACAACGCGACCTTGGCGATCCTTGAAAGTTCTCACAAAGCCGTTGCCGTCAAGCAACATAGAAACAATCAGCGAGCCATAAAAGGCTTCCTTGGTTGTGTCAATGTCTGGTTGCTGTACCCAAGCTGGTCTAGGTCTAAAAGCAAAGCGAGCACCATCTCTGCGAATGTAAGAGTCAACTGGCAAGGTTGAGATTGTGTCAGAGATAAGACTGACCGCTGAGAAGATTGCGTTGACCTTGAATACAGTTTCATTGTTTACGATTGTGCCCGACTGATTCATTACATCGAGGTCATTGCCGGCACCCCAAACTGTCTGAAAGCTAATGGCACGCTGCTCGAATAGATTGTTAAGCACTTAGTTATTTCCTTTCGGCAGCAAGGCCAAACAAGACCAGGAATACGCCACCAATGATGAGTCCGGCTGGTACAAAGATTAGGGCCACGCCAGCGGTGACTGCTACTGCACCTGCTATTTGTAATGAGGTTCCCATGACCGCCTTAGATAAAGAATTGTGGGACAAGTTGTTCAGCCTCTACTCTACCAACTGTTGCCCTATCAAAGGCGATGACCGCTGCGACTGCTGCGTCAATCTTTCGAGGTGAGCCTCGGTGCTCTTTTACAATTCTTGGTCCTAAGCGGTCAATCTTGACAACCGAGTTAGTCAGGTGTCGCTCGAGTAGTGGGTTGCCATCGTGGATCATAGTCTGCTCGGTCACCGAGGTATAGAACTTCTGGCAAGCACTGACCATCCGGCTTGGGCTGGTTGAGGGGAACTCGATAACAGGCAAGCCCATCTCAAGCATGGCATCCATAGATCTCTGCCAGCGATAGGGGTCACAGGCAATCTCTTTTACAGTGTGAGTTGAGCAGAATTGGATGATTTTATCTTCGACTTCTTGGGTGTTTACACGCCAATCATCGGTGTCCTCGGGTTGCTTTTCCCAAGTGTGAATCATAAACAGGTAAGGCTTTTCATCCTCTTTAGGGATAGTGCAACCGACTAAAGCTGTGCAGTCACCATTGAATGAGCCGTCAAAGCCAATGATTATCTCCTCATCGGGTAGCAATTCACGCTCCTCAGACAAGGGTTGCCAGGTGCCGTTAGGCAGCCAAGCGTTCATCGAGCTAACCCATTGGTTCAATCTCTTAGTTCTAAACTCTGGCTCAGGTGTTCGCCTAACTGCCGAGGCAAAGTCATCGGCAGAAACTAGGTCATCGTATCCAGGGTTGGCAGACTTCCAGACCTCGGGGTCGTGATGATCTGCCTCATCTTGTGCTGCCCACCAAGCCATAAAGAAAGCAGGATCAACTACTTCACCGCTGGCAACTCGCTTGCCGTATTGAAACAAGTTGTAGGCGATTGAGTCTTGTCCTGTCATGTCGGTCTTTTGCCCTGCTGTGGTGATGGCAATTAGTTGCCCAAGCTTGCCTCGGTTTCCCATAGCGAGCTGGAATACATCGAATAAAGGTCGGTCCTTGTGAGCGTGGAGCTCATCCACGATTACTCGGCTAGGGTTTAGACCTTCCTTGGAATAAGCCTCGGCAGAAACAACTCGGTAAACGCTGTTGGTTGATGGCACAAAGATTGCATCTCGATACAAGGTGCAAAGCTCTGACAGCTCGGACTGCTCAACCATTCGCTTGGCCTCACCAAATACGATTCGAGCCTGTTCCTTTTCTGCTGCAACTGAGTAAACCTCGCCACCCTCAATGCCCTCTGCAATCAAAGAATAAAGACCAAAGGCAGCCGAGCTTAGGGCAGACTTGCCGTTCTTTCGAGGCATCCCTATTAGGGCAGTCCTAAACTTGAGGCCATCATCAGGGTCTTTGGCATAGACAAGTTTGATTAGCTCTTGTTGCCAAGGTCTAAGTCTTAGGGCTTGACCGGCTCTACCTGCAACGCCGTCTTTACCGATAGACCCAAAGGCTTCGGTGAACTCGATAGCGTACTTGCCATCACCGCGATCTATGCTCTCCTGGTCAACAGGGGTTAGATAAGTCGGTGGCCAACTATCCACGCTGGGCCTTCTTGGCTAGTAATTCCTCTAGCTTGCTCTTGGTCTTAGCTGATACAAGGCCAAGTCTGGTCCTATCGGCTGGTGTGAATCCAAGCAATGACAAGCTTGCAACAATCTGCTTCTCTATCTCGTTGGCTTGACGGAACCAAACAGGGTCAGTCGGGTCGGCTTGTATCTGCTCTTTGATTAGCTCTCGCCGGTCAAGCTGCTCACAGACAAGTTGCACAAGCTCGGTGTCGGTTCTTATGCTGATCCAGATTTCACCGGCATCAAAGATTGAATCCCAGAATTGCTTGCCAACAACACCCAGTTCGCGTAGTGGTTCGCGGTATCCGTACTCCATTGGGGCTATGGCATCGTTCAAAGGCAAGGCTCTTTTGCCAGGGTTGCCCTGCAAGATTTTTAGCTCGACTGGCTTCGGTGGGTTTGGCATGGGTCAAGCTTACCCCCAAGGTCTTGAACTGCGGAGCTCTACAGAAGCTCAGGGGCTCGGGGTGTTGGCTTGCAATGTAGCGAAGATTTACCCCACTCCTCGATAGAACCTGGCGTGGGGGGCCGTGTATGGCTTGTACGAGGGTTTTGACAA